CGGCAGATCCTTGGAAGACGTCCTTGTAATAGCTCGAGCGCTCGACGTTGTCAGATCCGGTGACCGTTCCGCGAATGAGATCGTCGTCGGAGACCTCCCCGGTCGAGGTCTTGATGACGCGTTGCACCTGCGCCGCGTCCTTTGCGGCCTGCATCTCGAGGAGCTGCAGGTCATCCAGATCATGAAGGTCGTTCATGACTGGGTATAGCGCTGGGAGTCCGCGGTACTGGCCGGGGCGTCCGGGCTCGAATATGTGGACCACAAATTCCGCAGCGGCGCGGCTGTAGGTCTTGATCTTTCGGGCGTCCTCGGTGGCGATGTGGTAGGCCACTGGGCGTCCCCGGCTGTCGATCTCAACGCCGTCGATGACGTTGCCCTTAGCATCCGGAGGAGTCTCGACCCTGTGGGACTCGATTAGCTGGATCCGTGGGTTTCCGGTCTCACCGCGGGTCAGCAAAACGAAGATCTCGCCGTCCACAAAAAGCGAACGAGCGATAACGCCTTGAAGCGTCCCGAACGAAAGGCGCGAACTGAGATCGGCAAACTTAGTCCAGTCTCGCCAATACTGAAGAGCCGAAGCGTTCCACGCAGTGTCCTGCGAAGCCGGGAAGAAGGCGAGGCCCTGCCCAACGGTGTACTGCTCGAAGAGGTCGGCGAGTCGATTGACGAAGGCGTTGTTCCGCTCGAAATAGCGCGACCTACGGACCAGCTCGTAGCGGGTGTAGGGGTCAATGTCATACCGAGCGGCCTGCACGCTTCCGTGAAGCGTTGAGCGGCTGGTTGAGTGCCGGGCTCCCTCATATCGGGCCTTCGGTGAAACCACGAACCGGACAGCCGCGGCGATGCGTTGAGAAAGAGTCATCGGAGCAAAGTCTGGAACTTGGAGTGATACGCCGTGACAGGCCGGAGCGCTGCGAGCATGTAAGCGTATCTAGCCGAGTCCGTCGCGTTCCCAGCAGCCACCGCGGCATCGTAGAGATTGATGAGGCGGTCGAGCATCTCCACCAGTTCGGTAGGAGTGACACCCTCAGTAGCGTTGACTTGGAAGGTGACGCTACGGCCATTTCCGGACGTGCTCTGGAGGACTTTGCCAGACGCAACGGATGTGACCGCCGACGCGTTTACAGCCGTCAGTTTTGCGAGCAGCGTCAGATTCGCAGCTTGGGCTTCAGCCCAGAGGTTGCGAAGATAACTACGGACGAATGGCGTCGAGGCGGCCACGCTCTAATCCGGAAGCCTAGAGTCCGATCTGTCGACCGGTCAAATCACTCGCCGCTGTCCGTTCTATCCCGTTTGTTCTGCCGGGGGTGTGGGTTCTCTCGGAGCCAGTCGACAGCCTGCTGGAGTGTCGCTCGGCCTCCCGGCATCTCGAAGCCCTGCGCTCTCATCGCGTAGACGTAGGACGTAGCTCGCTTGAGCAGCCCGGCGAGTTCTTTGACGGTGTGTAGTTCAGCCTGCATCGGCGGTGAGTCGGAGTCGGTTGTGGAAGAGCGCGGCGGCGACCTGCATGACCTCGCAGTCGAAGAGGTGGTTCGGCCATTTAGATGACCTCGGCAGCCATGTCCACGTCGTTCGTCCTGTAGCACTAGATAGGCGGGCGATCTTTTGTTCGCAGTCCATGTGCCGCCAGTAGTCGGTGCTGGCAGCCTTCTCAACGACCTCCCATCGAACTGCCGTTCCTCCGCGGCGAAGGCGCTCGAGGATGTCCTTGGTCACGTCAGTGCCGAACTCGAGGAGCTTCAGCTCGAGCGATCCCTGCCTTCCTGCGTTGTCACCAACCCGAGGGTCAATCCCGCGAAGGAAGAACGGTTCGTCCACGCCACTCTTCGCGTTTCGCCATCCCCGGCGCGGCATCCCCTTGGAAGGCATCCAGCCGATCCAAAGGGGAACTCGTCCGGCGCGATTTGCAAACCTGCCGTAGCGCAGGCACTCCGCGTAAACCGCTGGGGCATCATAGCCGGAGTCGATCACGACATGGACATCCTGCACTCCGTGCTCAAGCTGTTTGTCCCGGACGTCTTGCCAAGTGTCCAGAGATCCCGAGTCGAGAGTCCGGGACGATCCATCGTCAGCCCATGCTCGGACGACAAACCAGAAGTGCGGGCTGGTCGCTTGGCAATCGACCGTCATGAATTTGATCGACTTCTCGTCCGTTGCTTCCGCTCCAGCCACAACGATCTCGTCCCGTTGCCTTGGCGCTGACTGGTTCTCCCATGGCTCAGCCAAGTTGCCGTTGATGAAACCTTGGAGTCCCAGCAGCGAGCCCTTTGCCTCAAGGAATGCAACGGCGAGGTGGCCCCATGTACATTTGCGGTCCGGGCTGTAGAGGCTCGACAGGTGGTAGGATCGTACCCCGGGGAGCGCCCCCTTGTTCTCTGCGACCCAGACACCGGACCGAAGCGCGGCCACCTTCTGCGCGTCTGAGATGTTACCTTTGCAGAGCTGGCACTCGTACCGAGCCGAAGCGCGGACACGGCTGAAGTCCCACTTGCCGTCCTCGAGCTTTGCGTTCTCGTCCCATTTGACCTGCCGCCACTCGAGCTTTATAGGCACCTTGCAGTGTGGGCACGGAACGTAAAACCGGCGCTGATCCCCACGAAGAAATCGCTGCCAGATTCGGCCTTCCGTTACCGTTGGCGTTGATGTCAGAAAGGCTTTTGAGGACGAGAAAGCCTTGAGTCGCTGCTCTGCGAGGTCCAAGGCGTCCGCTTCCTTTTCGGATGCCGAAGCGAACTTGTCGACCTCGTCGGCGATCAGCACCCGGACCGGGCGGCTGGCTAGGTTTGCAGGGGAGTTCGAGCCGACAAACGTCAACGTCGATCGGTCGAAGTGTTGCTCAAGATTCGTGAGTTTGTCCTTGTCCGCCGGAAAGTGCGCCACCATCGCCGGGGAATCCTCGAGCATTGGGAGCCATCGAGACTTCGAGAACGACCTCGCGAGGTTCTCGGTCGGCATCAGCCACAGGGCCGGACAAGGCTCGTTGTCGATCAGCCACGCCAGACCAGCCATCAGCGTAGTAGTCTTCGCGGTCTGGGATCCCCAACAGAGAGTGCATTCCGAGACAGACGGATCCTTCCAAGCCTCCATTGGTTCCCGCGTATAGGGTCGAATGCTAGTCGTGAACGGTCCCGGGTGCTCCGTCTGCCGCTGCGTCAGCTTGAGGTTGGATTCGCTCCACTCGACGACGGTCTGCCGCGGAGTCGGGCGGTACTGCTGACGTCTGAATTCAAGGATGTCGCGCTGTAGGTCGTTCAAGATTTCCACGGGTTGGTTGAGTGCAGCGTTTTGAGGAACACGTCCTCCACCCATTTGGTCAGCTCAACCTCTGCGTGTTCCGGATCATGCGGAGAGATTCTGCCAGCCAGTTGCCTAGGCATCGCCTTAATGAGGGACGCCACTGCCCCATCGTGCTCTGAGATGACCTTCCGCACCCAATCTCCGGAAACCAGAGAGCGTTCCCGCTCGGATAGATCGAGGACCTCCTGCCGCGCTTGGGTGAGATTGCGTGCGGCTTGAGCGTGGATCGAAACCAGACGTCCAGCATCCGGTCGACCGGCTTGGAGTGATCTCTCGGCCAGATCATAGGCCGCTCGCTCGATGTTGCGCTGCCGCTCGTAGGCTCCCTCCGGAGTGTCCGCAGAGATCGCTGTCGGATCCGGAGGAGCTTGAGCTTCTGGTGGCCGGTATGGTCCGGCGTTGGCTTGTGCCGGTGCGGACCTCTGCTGCGCGGACATCCCTCGCCATTCGTCTGCGGCTTGCTTGGAGGTCAGCGGCATCCCGGCTTTGACCAACTGGCTCACCCTTCCTCGGGTCAGCCCTGCGGCTCTGGCGTAGTCGGCCTGTGTCATCGGACGCACTCCGGGAGTTTGGCTTCTGGCATCGTTGACAGTTCGCGAAGTCCTTCGATCACGACCCTGCGCCGCGGGTCGCTTTCGTTGGGGTAGAACTGGGAGGCAACCTGCTCCGGGGAGACGGTCCGGGCACGCAGTCTCGACACGGTCCAGCGCATGAGATTTGGCGGCAGGTTTTCGAGCGTAAATTGGAGGCCTGTCATCGGAGATGAGTGTTTCGGGTTTGGTGACGCGCTAGGAGGCGATTTAAGGTGCCTCTGATTTTTTGACCATCGCGGGAGTATCCCTTGGTTTTGAAAACGCGACCTAGGGCAATTCTGAAGCTTCAGCGGTTACCGTGGTGCGGAGTGTTTACGCTCGGGGACTCGTCGCGACTTATTCGGCCCC